ATCCCCGAGGACCTTCTCGAAGCGGCGCAAGAGATCAAGGAAGACGGGGAGAACAAGGGAAAGTGGACAGTTAACGTCGTTCCGCGCAAGAAGCTCGAAGAGTTCCGCGATACGAACGTGACCCTGGCCAAGAAGGCGAAGGACGCCGAGGACCTGATCAAGAAGGTGGTCCTGGCAACCGGAGCGACTTCTGTAGAGGACTTCGACTTCGACAAGTTCTCAACCGATTTCTCTGGTCTGAAGGAGACGGCGCGGAAGGTGGCTGATGGGAAGCTCAAGGCTTCCGACGATCTGGACAAGATCGTATCCGAGCGTACAGAGGTTATGCGGTCTAAGCTCGATGAGCAGCTTCAGCAGAAGCAGATCGAGCTGAACACGATGAAGCTGGAGCGCGATAAGGCTGTCGCGGATTACCTCCTAACCTTCATCGACCGAGCGGTTAGCTCTGCGATCACTGATCCAGAGCTTGGCGTTGAGCCCACGGCAGCGGACGACATCCGTGTTCGGGCGTACAACGTCTTCAAGGTCGAGCAGGATCGTTCCCTGCGACCTGAACGGAACGGACAGACGTTGTGGGGCGAGGATGGCTCAACCCCGATGTCGATGAAGGAGTGGATCAACATCGTTCTCCGTAAGGAGGCGCCCCACTACTTCAAGAAGTCTGGTGGCGGCGGCGCTTCTGGCGGTGCTGACACCAAGCAATTCGGTGGCCTATCGGAGGCTGAGTTCAACAAGCTTCCGGCACGTCGTCGATTGGAGATTGCCAACGAAGCGGCGTTCAAGGGCTCCGCGAAGCGTTGACGGTCTTCTAGGTTGCCTCCACCACGGAGGCTCTTGGCGGAACCCTTGAGGCTCCGTGAAGGTGGCAGCAGTAGTAGACAAGTTTAGGAGAAAACGCTATGGGTCTTTCCCTGCATGAGGCTAGCAAGATCAACAGCGGCGAGGTCAAGCGCGCTTCTGTGATCGAGATGTTCGCCGAGAATTCGGACATCCTCCGCGCGATGACGTTCGAGGACGTTGTCGGTGGTGCTCTGTCGTACACCGTTGAGGGCTCGCTCCCTGGCGTGGCTTTCCGTGGTTACAACGAGACCTACACCCCTTCTACCGGCGTTGTGAACCCGTCTGTCGAGGTTCTCAAGATCGCTGGTGGTAACCTCGACGTTGACCGGGCGATGATCAAGACTCGCGGTCAGGCGGTTCGTTCTTCGCAGGAGGCCATGAAGGTCAAGGCGATGACGCTCCATCTCACCGACAAGATCATCAACGGTGACTCGGTCTCTAACCCGCGCGAGTTCGACGGTCTTCGCCGTCGTATCGTCGGTAGCCAGCTCATCCCGGCTAACCTGGGTTCTCCGTCTGCCAACAGCGCGCTGTCGCTTGAGGCTCTTGACTCGGCGATTGACGAGGTTGACGGCGCTACTCACCTGATCATGTCGAAGGACATGCGTCGTAAGCTCATCAAGGCGGCTCGCGCTGGCGTTGGTGGCGACATCCAAGTGTCTCAGGACGAGTTCGGCTTCCGCGTGATGCGGTACAACGATCTGCCGATCCTCATCGCCGACTACGACAACGAGGGTCAGCGCATCATCGATTTCGATGAGGCCGGTCCTGCGGGCGGTGCGGTAAGCACTTCGATCTATGTCGTTCACCTTGGCGACGGTTACGTCACCGGTCTCCAGAACGGCATCATGGAAGTCGAGGACCTTGGTCTTCTCGACGATGGCGTGTACTACCGCACTCGCGTTGAGTGGCTGGTGGGCATGGCGGTCATGCACGGTCGGGCCGCGGCTCGCGTGTGGGGCATCACCAATGCGGACGTGACGGCGTAAGCCGTCACTTCCACCACTGGTGGGTAGTGAGTAAATCGCGAAGCTGATTAGGAGGAATAAACTATGGCTCGCATGGCAAGCAAGGTTCGCCGGGAATTTGATGCCGAGGCTACAGTCACGCTTCGCGACATCGCCGATGGCGCTGAGACGGCGGACGTGGCCGAGGCGGGTATCCCGCTGAACACTCTCACGGCGGCTTACTGGGATAACGACGAGGTTCCTACGGGCGTCGTCATGATCTCGGTTCATGTCACCGCGATGGACACGGCCAACGCTGACGAGGTATACGATCTGTACTTCGAGGTCGATACAACGGATGCGTTCTCTTCGGCCAAGGAAGTTGCTCGACTGAAGGGCGTTCCGGCGACGGGTTTCTACGAGGTTCCGGTTTCGGCGCAGCTCATCGAGAAGCTGGAGGCTGGTGCTACGCACCTTCGCGTCCGTCTCGACGTGACTGGCACCACGCCGTCGATCACGTACGGCGCCTGGATGACCTATCTCGCGGCGTAAATCTTAACGCGCAGCGTTAAGCACAAGTTGACAATGGGGGCGAACTGGGTTATACCTAGTTTGCCCCCTGTTTTTAGGAGTACACCATGAAGCGCAATGAAGACAAAGTTTCGGTAACCTCCCCTACCGGAGAGATTTTCGAAGTCCCGCGGCGGAATGCGAACGATCTCGTACAGCATCTCGGATGGTCCTATACGAACGCGATGGACATCATCGACCAGAATGCCGCAGCTCCGCGGGATAAAAAGCCGCGAGGCTCTAAGGTTGCAGAGGCTAAGGCGAAGGCTGCTGAGGAGGCTTCCTCCGAGGGGGCAAAGAAGAAGCGCGGGCGCCAAAGTAAGAAGACGGCGACCCCAATCGACGATGACGAGGACGATGAGGATGTTCGTCCGTTTGATGAATCCTTCGACGCTGCGGCTGAGGACCTTGAGCAGCAGCTCGATGATCTGGAGGCGGAGGAAGAGTCTCGGGGAAAGTACTAACGCCGAGCAACCCCTTCAAGAATTGCTATACTTGTAGACAGAGAGAACTCCGCTTAAGACGAAAAAGGTGAGCGGGGTTCTATTCTTGTTTTGCTCGGCGTTAACCCTATATATTAACCTTGTGCGCGCTAACCGGGGATTCTATGGTGGAACCTTCTCAGCAGCCTCCTGACATAACGTGGGTCAGATTTACCGCGGAACTCCTGTGGGTCCTCCTGGCGATGGCCGGTGGGATTGCGCGCTATTTGGACGTTTATCTACGGACTGGAATCCTCCCCAAAGTTGGGCACCTTATTGCTCACGCCGTAGTAAGCGGCTTCTCAGGATACATGATCGCGCAGATCGTCATCCGGATTTCTCCGGATTGGGCGCTAGTCGCTGCTGGCATCGGCGGCTATCTGGGTACACAAGGATTGGATTGGGCTTCGTCCGTACTGAAGCACCGTTTCGGTCCGCCTGGGGGCGATTCGGGAGGAGCGCCATGAGGACATCTAACTGCATCTTCTGCGTCATTCTACCGATGATCCTCAGCGGTATCATCGGATACTTCGCCGGGAACGTAGCGAAGGCATGCGGGTTGACTGCGGAGCTTTCTGCATCGCTCGCCGGGTTTAGCGGCTTCATGGGTGCGCAGGCATTCAACTTTGTCTGTCTTCTTCTATCAACACGCTATCACGCCACGCTTCGTCGGATGAGAAGGGCTAAGAAGGATGCCGCTGCTCTCTAATATCGTAATCTTTGCCCTAGCGCTGAGCATCCCGCTTCTATTCACTTTCTGGGCGTGGCGGAGCGCAAGCCTATTCGCGTACACCGTGACAATCACGACATTCTCTTTACTTGCTGTCGAAGGGATGGGGACCATAGTTACGCTATTTGGGTTTCCAATCCTCGGAAGTTCTATGTCTTTCCCGGCGGTGTTCCTTCTCATATCTCTATGTGCAAAAGAGTTTGGAACAGAGGAAACATTGAAAGTTGCGCGCTGGGTTCTTCTATCGCTCGTGATCTACACTACCGTGCAGTTTAGATGGGCCGCTACCGCATACTTCGGAGTAGAGATTCCGGAGAAGCTGCTAGAGGATGCCACCATAGACTTCCGTAATGCCGTCTTGATGACTGGAACTCTATATTTCGGCGCGCTTCTTCTGCTGTCTCTCCGCAGGATGTTCCGGCGATGGAGCGTGCATGTTCGCCTCGGCATCCCCGTGGCGGTAGATATCTTCCTAACTCTCCCAGTTTCTTTATTGGCGATGTACAAGGGGAACGGTATCCTTGTTCCAGTTGATTCTCTTGATCAGCTTCTAATTGCGACACTCATCGTTCGGCTTATGGTTCCGGCGATCACGCTAACCGGGCTACACTTCTATCAATGGAAACCGGCGTTCGAAAACACGTTTAAGGAGTAAGCACTATGGGCACTAAGGCGAATGACGCGCTGACTATTTCTCCAGCCGGTATCGCGCTTATCAAGAAGTGGGAAGGCTGGTACCCGAAAGCATACAAGGACCCTGTGGGAGTTTGGACGATTGGCTGGGGAACTACAGGAGTTGAAGCTCGCCCCGGAAGGACGATAACTAAGAAGCAGGGTGAGGAGTTTCTACGGCGTGATCTTGAGGATGAACAAGAGAATGTGCGTCGCCTCGTCAAAGTTCCGCTAACTCAGTATCAGTTCGACGCTCTGGTATCTTTCGCGTATAATGCTGGCTCAGGGAACCTATCTTCATCTACGCTCCTGCGCTTGCTGAACCGCGGAAATTATACGGGAGCGGCTGGTCAGTTCATACGCTGGAACAAGGCTCGCAGCCGTGAGACTGGCGAGTGGCTCACGCTGAACGGGTTGACCGCGCGGCGAAAGGATGAAGCAGCGCTATTTATGCGAACAGCCGATTCCGGGCTTACTGAGTCGGAGATGGAGGATAAAGAAGAAGTCCTATCTGATCCGCAGAGCTATGACGGAAACGTTCGTACTGAGGCTCCAACGGATAATGAAGGGGCATTCACACAAATCCTCGAAGGAAGCGACACGATCAAGGCTGTCGGTGTTGCTCTGGCTGGTCTCGTCACCGCTATTGGGAGCTTGCTTGATAAGCTTTCCGAGAACCCAACGGCGTTAATCGCGCTTGGCGTTGGAATCGCCGGTATAGCCACCGTCGTCTACATCAAATATCAGGATACTAAGGAAGGTCGATAATATGGCGACTTTTACTGTAGAGGACGGCACCGGCCTAACCGCAGCGACATCGTATGTCTCTGTGACTGTGGCTGATGACTATCTTAGCCTGAAGTCGAATGCATCGGAGTGGATTGATCTATCCACCGGAGACAAGCAGAAATACCTCATGTGGGCGACACGACTTCTAGATCAGCGTGCGATGTTCCGCGGGAACAAATCAGTTCCAACGTCCGGCCTCCGCTGGCCGCGGATTGGAGTCTGTGATCGAGACGGAATTAGCATCGAGTACGACGTTATCCCCACACCGATCAAGGCGGCGACGATTGAGATCGCCTTTCATCTCGTCAACACGGATGTCGATCCGAGCACGCCGATTTCATCCAGTGGCGAGATTGAGCGCATCAAGGCTGATGTTATCGAGATTGAGTATACCAAGGGGACACAGACCGCTACGGTCAATTACTTCCCTGTTGGTATAAACGATATTCTCATGGGTCTCGGTGCAATCTCCACTGGGTATGGTAGCCGAGCGGTTAGGATAATGCGCGCATGAGCCTGAAGGCTACAGTCAAGAAAGCCGTATCACAGGCGATTACCGCAGTAGGAGACCTTGCTGCGGATATCGTCTATTATAGTGTGACGACTGGAGCGTATGATGTTGATACGGACACGCTGACAACTTCAGAAACCGCGCTGTCGTTCAAAGCACTCGTCTCAAAGAGAAAGACGAATCTCAGGATTACAAGCGCACGGACTTGAAAGAGAGCAAGGTCCTGACTCCAAGCGAAGTTTTCGATGCCGCCGGGATTGTCCCGAAGAATGAGGACTACCTGACCATAAACGGCATAAGGCACGAGATCAAGAGTTATAAACCTATCGTAGGGAACGTCGGCTTCATCTTTATCGTTAGGGAAGTGTAATGAGCTTGACGATCACCGGAATGGATTCGCTTCAGCGCTCGCTGGATTCCAGGTTGAAGCGTCTTGAGCAGAAAGTAGTTGAAGTCCGTAAGCTCATCGCGATGGACTTGGTAGATGCACTACTTTCCAACATTCCAGTATGGTCTGGAAAGACAGTGAGAAGCGTGTCTGTAAGTAACAGTGATTCGGGATCGAATACGCGCGAGCCGCACCCGGATCGCCGGGACTTTGCTAAAGACGGGCCGTGGGAAAGTCACAAAAAGGACTTCGGGGATACGCGCCATATGTCTCTTGGCGAAGAACCAAAAAGAAGTTCGTCAGAAGCTATAGCGAAGGCTTCCGCCGCAATCGCTGATTATGGGATCGCCAACAAGGTATTCGTTGTGTCGAACTCTTATATATGGGGAGAGATCGACACTGCGAGCTACAGGCCAGATGCTAGAAACCGGGCGGTCGTCAGCGATATCGCTCTCGCCATGATAAGATCGAAGTACAAGGGAACCGTAAGATGAGTTTTCGGGATAACCTCAGAAAAGGAATGGTGGATCGGCTACAGACGCTGTTCCCGACTATCTATGGTTCATCTATAGATATCGAGACAGAGAATCAGAGATTTGATCGTGTCGCGAACGTCCCGTACATGCAGGTATGGTTCAAGCAAAGCGCTTCGGGTCGCGCGTCTATTGGAACGACGATGCGGTTCAATCGGCATAACGGATATTTCATGGTCGCCTGCTATGTTCCGGAGGAATCTGGAACGGCAACTTTGTTTAAGATCGCGGATGCAGTCATTGATTGCTTCGAAGCGACGCATATATCATTAGCAGATAATAGTGACGTGACCATCGAAGTACCGTCAATGACGACGGGCGCTTTGGCTGACGGGTTCTATTATACTGTAGTCATGGTTCCGTATTCAGTGGATTCCGTACCGAGACAATGAAGCACGAATGCGCCAGATGCTCTAAGACCGTCGAAGATAAGGACTACGATCCTGAGACGACTCTTTGCTTATCTTGCGCAGAGCGAATGAATAGAAATGCACTAGCCTTCATAGCCGCTCAGAGGGATAAAGCGCGCCTACAGGCTGAGAAGAAACAGCGGGCGCGGATAGACGAAGAGGCTCGGTCGGCCGCAAGAGTTTTGGCCCCGCCGAGAGAATATCCGTATCCCTGGCGAAAGGACAAGTCATGACCGCGCCCTGGATGGACGTTGCTAAAAAATATCTCGGCGTGAAGGAGATCGCGGGAAAAAAGCATAACCCCGTGATTGTCGAATTCTTTGCGGCGGCGGGCCACCCAGGCATTAAAGATGACGAGACCGCGTGGTGCAGCGCTTTTCTCAAC